CCTAGCCAATCCTCTATTTGCGCGTCGGTTGTTACCCACGTGCAAGTAGGGCTAGTTGTAAGGGTGCCAGTAGCCGGGCTTATGATTACGTCGGCGGCTGTTTTTGCAAACAGTACTTGGTTTTGTATTGGTTCCTCGACGTCGTAGGTAAAAAACCCGTATTCGTCTACGCCTGTAAAACGGTAGAGCGGTAATTCGCGTACCGTGTATGAACCGTTAAAGGTTGCGTCTACACCCGCAAGGGTAAAAGACTGACCAACCTCTAACGGGTCTGCGTTGGTTAGTAAAACAACTACTGCGTAGTTATCTACTAAATACTTTTGGGTGACCGAATAAGCGGCCATAATGGCCTACCTTTCGGGTGTTAAGCGTTTACCAGTTTTACAAACTTGGTGTCGTCTGCCATAAACGCAGCTGCGTAGCCACGGAAAGCAATCGTACGGCCAAGTGTGCTTGGTACGTCAATTGAAATAGCACCCTTTTGCTGTTCGTAGAATTCAAAGCCTGCTGCCGGGCCTGCTGCGTGTCCTACAACACCGCTAATGGTTCCTGTGGTGGTTCCACCGGCCATGTTCTTATCTACTACCAACACAAGGCCCAATGGGTTGCCGTTCCACGACGTTGCGGACGACGTGCCCAACGCGTTTTGGCCAATGAGGTTTGGTGCGCCAGTAAACGGAAACACCGGGGCGCCTGTTGTCGTGGTGAGCATGCCCAATTTCGCCCATGTGACGGGGCTTACGAAATAATGGGTTGGTAGGTAGTTGCTGGTGTTTGAAATTTGGTATGCAGCACCGTAGATAGCGCTGAGCCATGCTTCAGGGTCGGTAATGTCTGTAACCGTTTCGGTTTGTGACACGCCGCTAACCATTGTGTCTACCGCGTAGTTGTCGGTTGCTTGGCCGTAGGCAATTGCCAACTGTTCAAGCACAATATTGAGGCTGTTTGGGTCTGACCAGTCCAAATCCTGTTCGGAAAGCGTGACGTACGTTCCGAAAGTTAATTTGCTGATATCGGAATTGCTCACCTGGACGGTTGACGGGTCAAGCGCGTTTAACTGACCGGTTGGCTGCTGTGTAACAGTTGGGCGTACCGAAATTTTCGGACGGCGGAAAGTTGCGCCTGCTGTTGGCATTGCGCGTGTACCAATTGCCGATACGAAAGGGCGCACCGGGTTAAGGCTGTCATACACGCTGCCGGTAATAATTTCAGGCAAAATACCAGGTGTGCTTTCGGTGTTAATGTCCGGTGCAACGCCAGGCGCAGCCATAACCATTGCGTCTTTAATGTTTGCGTTTAGCTGTGCAAAATCCGAACCACCGCGAACAAATGACGCGATATATTCAGACGGTGACGGCAAACGCAATTTACGTGCTTGCGCGTAAACTGGTTGTGACGCTTCAATAACTGCAGGTGCTTCTACTGGGTTTGACATTTCGGTTACTTCCTTTTCTGTGTCCTGTTCACTATTTAACTCTACTTCGTTTTCGTTTTGGTGGATACTGGCCGCCACCTGCTGCACCTTGGCCGCCTCAAATGCGCCATAGGGCAGTAGTGACAATTCCTGCCAATTACCTTTGCTAACAATCATGGTGCCGGCTTCGTCAAAACTAAATTCGGTTGGCTCTACACCAACGGAAACGCTATCTAAAACGCCGTCTTTTGCTAGCTGTAGGGCTTCGTCACCGGCGCGGGTTTCGCTAATGCGGGCCTCAAAAAGCACCGTATCGCCTACCAGTTCGCGGGCCTCGACAATTCCAATGGGTTGGGTGCTGTCATGGTAGAGATACATTTTGGGCTTTTTACCCTCTAGCGGTAGTGCGCCAGGCAAAAAACGTACCTTTTGGCCGTCGCTAACTACGGCGTCAACGTTGTACTGTAACGCGACACCGGCAAGGGTACGACGTGGCAGCGCGTCACCTTGCGCGGCGTCTAGCGTTAAATCTTGTGGGGTTAATCTAAGCATTTGCTTGCCTCATTTCTTCGGGCGTTTCCTCTACGTAAACCTCGGTGTTGTATTCGTTGGCTAGGTAGCTTTCAATATCAAACATTACACCGGTACCGCGTGGCAATACGTTATCCGCGCTAAGTGTTTCTTGTATGCAATCTATGTACGGTTTTACGCCAAACGTGTATAGGTCGCGTGACGCTTCGCTACTTGAAACGTAACTGTAATTTCCAATGCTCACGGAAACAAGGTACGCGGGGACGTTTGCGAGCCTGGCGATTTCTTTACTTTGGTATTCCGCTGCGTCAATTAACAGCATTTTGTCGGGTGTTGCGGTGTTAGGTATTACTTCGACAAATTCGTTTACGGCCGTTGTGGCCGAATTCAGACGAGCGTTATCGTAGGCAGCTGCCATATCCGCCAATTCTTGCGCCGACATTGGCTCTCCGCCAACTTGTTTAAGGGTTGTGGCCGGCATGGTCGATAGTGCGTTTCGGTTGCGCGCCTGCTCTAGTTTTAGCGCGGTGTTTACTGACGTCCAACCGGTGTAAATAAGGCCCTGTACTGGCGACATAAATTGGATTATGTCTTTGTAATCCATTGGCAAACCGTTAAACAAAATTTGTTTAGACGGGCCGAAACGTACCGCAGACTGTTGGTCTTGCAGGGTAATCATTGCGGCAGGTAAGCGCGTAAAATTACTTGGGTAGCCGTCGGCCGTTCTCTCTGTGACATACCAGTAGGCCGAACCGTAGAACAGCAAATCGTCAAATGTCCAAGAAAGTATAAAGTTGTTTGTTACGCCTTTGTCAATACGACGCAACCAACTACGTGGGGCTTCGGGTACTTTTTCCATTTCGTCGCCGTTCCACATTTCTTTATACATAACCAATGGCAAGCAACCAATAACACTTGCCATAAGGTCACGCGCACGGGAAAGCGTCGGTACTTGCATAAAACGGGCGCGTTGGTCACCCTCGATATAGGCATAAAAGTTATTTATTTGTGTTGCGCCGGCGTTACCGCCTGCTGCAGCTTTAACCGTTTTTGCCGGTTCAGGTTTGCTAGTGAATATGCCCATGGTTTTAGTTTGTCACAATCTGCGCGCTAATGGTGGCACTAGCCGGGGCCGTGCAATCCCCGACGGAAAGCAACCCGGCTAATGCCAACCAAACTTTAGCGAATAGCTGACACAATTACAGGTTTACCTATTGCTTGTGGGCGTGACGCAAGCGCGGCGGCCCATATCATGCACCGGCAAGCCTCGATAGGGCCAGGGCTTCGCAAACTGCTAATAGATATACCGTTTTTTTCGCGTATCAGTACTGCACGTTCAACATGGCTGTTTAATAGTTGTTGGTTGTTGTGCGTTATTTTGTTTTCTAAAATCATTGCGCGGACGGCGGTAGTCCATTTTGTTAACTCTTTATAGCCAACAATTACGGTGCGTTTTTCGTGTTTTATTGGCCGTGTGTTTTCCAATGTTGGCACTATTGCTAAACGCAAATTTGGGTTGGCGGCTATTTCGGCGTCTACTTTTTCCCAAAGTTCGGTAATGGTTTCGGCAACAAACGCCAATACAACGTGGGTTTTTGTGCCGTTGCTTACAGCGCGTACAGCTGTATAGGTGCTTTCGTCTTGCGCGGTTTCTATTGCTAAAACACCGCCCGGCGGTGCCGGTTCGTCGGTTGCTAATTGCTCGAATAAGCCAGGTGCTATCCAGGCATTGCTTACGGCCTGCCATAAATTTACCGACGCCCGTAGGAAAGCGCTGCGGTTCGGGCCTTGGGCTTCGCCTTGGATTACGTCCAATTCAATTAGCCCGCCCTCTAAAGCAGGGTTAGCGTATTCCCACGCCTCAACGGTCATTGGGTCAAGGCTTGGCGGTGGGCTGTATTCGGCAAAGTACAGGTTTGTTTGGTGGCCTGTGTCTATGGCTTTAAGGCCCTGGTCACGCCAACGCAACAGCGCTTTACTTTCCTGCGTACCCGCTGTACTCACCATAAGGCATAAAGGGTTACGGCGCGCACGTTGAGACGGAAGCAAACCGTCGTCTATTGCGGCTTCCGATATTTGCCATACTTCGTCTGCGGTAATTAAATCACATGAGTAACCGTGGCCTGCTGCCGGGGTAGCGGCGCGAATATGCCAAACCGAACCATTAGGCATAGTTAGTTTTTGCCGGCCATAAGACCAAGAAACCTCGGCGCCAAACTTGGCTTCGAGAATTGGTGCCAGGTAATTGAATTGCGCGGCCGTTAAATCCAACTTGTGCGACACGCTAATTACGGTTTGAGGTTGGCCGCGTAGTTCGGTTTCTCTTGTAAGCCAATGGCCTATTAAAGCGCTAGTAAGCAAACTTTTGCCATTTTGGCGCGCCACCGAAACCACGCCAATACGGTGCAACCATTTGCCGTCAACGTCAAAAGCCGTCAACGTTTTTAAAATATGCAGCTGCCAATTCATTAACGGCATACCCAAAACCCGTTCCGCAAAATCAGCTACCTCGGCCACGCGCGATAGTTCACCACTCTGCGTGGTTGTTTCTAATCGGGGTTGATACCGGCCAGTTCGGGCCAGTTCGCGCAAACCCTTATGGGATATAGGATTGTAAGAG